TCATTTTTAGTAGCAAATAATCCACCAACAATGGGCATATTACAATCACATATTTCGGAACATATATCGATGATGGCGAGAGAAGAAATAACACAAAAAAATGCACAGGCAATGGAAGAACAAGCAGCGCAATTTGGTGGACAAATACCACCAGAACTAATGCAACAGTTTCAAATGCAAAATGAAAATGAAATTGCAGAGCGAATTGTCACAATGACAGAGGAATTAGTAGCAGAGGAACAAGAATATCTTGGACAAAAAGACTCTGATCCACTTATTGACTTAAAACAACAAGAATTAAACCTTCGTGCACAAGAAATTCAACAAAATAAAGACATTGCAGAACAAAAATTAGACTTAGACGTTGAAAAACTTAATTTTGAAGGTGACAAACTTGAACAAAAAGATAAAATGGACAAGGAAAAAATACAAAGCCAAGAAGATCAAGCAGATTTACGAGCAGAAGTAGCCTTACAAGGTCAAAGGAGACAAAATGACAATAGATCCTAGAATAGCAAAGTTATTAAAGAAAAAATATAGAAAAAAACACGGTGTAAAAGTTGGAGATTCAAAAAAAATGATGCAACAACTAACAAAAGGTGCTAAAGTATCAACTTATGCAAAAGACGGAGGTTATATTGCAAAAAAAGGCGGTAAAATTGTTAAAAAAAGAAAAACTACTAAAAAAAAGTAGTCCAAAAGCTATTTTAGATGAAGTATTTGCTTTTGCGGACCAACATCCGCAAGATCCAATGGCGCTTAGCGCGTCATTAATGGTTGTAGCAAAAACAATTTATCTAAATATGTTGGGGCCAGAACAAACGCAAGATATGATTCATGCTTTTGCAGAGGGTTTAGAACATCACGAATATGAAAAGGTGACAATACATTAATGGCTACTTGTAGAAGTTGTGAACATGAATGTCATCATGGTAATGGCGGTAAATGTCATTGTGGTTGCTTAAACTGTGAACATGATATAAAAGAAGCATTAAATAAACTTGATGAAGTTTTGAAACCGACAAAAGAAGTTGAGTTTGAAGCAGATTTTAACTTAACTGAACACTAGGAGGAAAGATGAAACTAGTTAAAGACCTTTGGGGTCATTTAAAAGAGTGGAGCGACTGGGGAATGAAGGACTGGATTAAAGCCGGCATCGTTACCATAGTTGTCTTGTTTGTTGTTTATAAAATGACAGGCGGAGGAGCAGCTTAGACTTATGGTCTGGCAACTACTCGCAAAACCTTTACTTGGCGTCGTTGCAGACGGCGTCAAGGGTTTCGTTAAGACAAAACAGGCGAAAGCAGAGCTAAGAGTAACAGAAGTTAAAGCGGCAACTAAGCTGAAGCAAGACCAAATCGCCGGAAAAGTGGCATGGGAAGCATCAGCGGTAGATCAAATGAAGGGCTCGTGGAAAGATGAGCTAATTTTAATTTGCCTACTGGCGCCCGCGACACTCGTATTTTTTCCCGGAATGACTCATCATATTGAAGCTGGATTTATTGCCTTGCAATCACTTCCGGATTATTATAAGCACTTATTATATATTGCCTGCTCAGCAAGTTTTGGCATTAAGGGCGCGAAAGGAGCAGTAGGTTTATTTAAGAAGAAATAACTTATGGACTCAATAGTATTAGCAGAAAGAATATTTCGTATAATTAGGACTAGACAAACCCAACTAACTGAGATAATAATTAACAATCAAGTAAAAGATTGGAATGATTATCAAAATCATTTAGGTCAACTTGACACATTAAATTACATTGAACAGGAACTCTCGGACCTGCTAAAGAAACAGGAGCAAGATGAATAATACACTAATATTGCCTACACATGTTGCTAAAGCTCGTGTAGCGCAAAAAGAAAAAGAAAAAAAAGAAACAAAGAAAAAACCATTAGAAGAAATGACTTTGCCAAAACCAACTGGTTGGCGAATTGTTGTTCTCCCTTACAAAGCTAAGCAAAAAACAAAAGGTGGAATTATTCTATCAGATAAAACTGTAGAAGAATCTCAAATTGCAACCAACTGCGGACTAGTTATGGAAATTGGACCAGATGCTTATCAAGATAAAGATAAGTTTCCCAATGGACCATGGTGCAAGAAAAAAGATTGGGTTTTATTTGCACGTTACGCTGGTTCTCGCATTAATATTGATGGTGGAGAATTACGTGTACTTAACGATGATGAAATATTAGGAACCATTGAGGATCCGGAAGATATTTTGCACGCATTAACCGTTTAATACGGAGAGGAAATTATGCCCGAAGCACAAGAAACATTAAAAGAAGCAACAACTCCAATGGTTGATTTAGATACAACTGGAAACTCTGTGGATATTGAGTTAGATGATTCTAAAGCTAATACAAAAGAAGTTGAAACGAAAAAAGAAAACCCTGTTGTAGAAGTTAAAGAAGAAAAAAAAGATGAACGTGAAGAATATAGTGATGGTGTCAAAAAACGTATTGACCGATTAACATATAAAATTCGTGAAGCGGAAAGAAGAGAAAAAGAAGCTCTTAGTTTCGCGGAACAAGTAAAAAAAGAACGAGACGATTTACAGACAAAATTTACAAAACTTGATGATGGTTATGTTAATGAATTTTCTGGTCGTGTTAAATCAGAACTAGAGTCAGCAAAAGCAACACTGAAACAGGCTGTTACAGCCGGTGATGTAGACGCACAAGTAGCGGCAAATCAAGCATTAGCAAGATTAGCTATTGAGCAAGAACGTATAAATGCTACAGAAGAGCAAAGAAAATTATATGAAAAATCTCAAGAAAATGCTGGACAGGTAGTTCAACAACCTGTACAAACTAATGTACAACAACCACAACCGGCTCCACCGGACCCAAAAGCGGAAGCATGGGCGGAAAAAAATGAGTGGTTTGGTAAAGATGAAGCGATGACATATGCTTCGTTTGGTATTCACAAGAAACTTGTGGAGGAAGAGGGATACAATCCAACTTCTGATGAATACTACGAAGCAATTGACAAACGACTTCGGACCGAGTTTCCTCATAAGTTTAACGATGGAGGATATGTCCAAGGAAGCAACAAACCCGTCCAAACTGTTGCATCCGCACAAAGGACCACACGATCTGGACGCAAAACAGTGAGACTCACGCCATCTCAAGTAGCGATTGCTAAAAAATTAGGTGTGCCACTTGAAGAATATGCGAAATACGTGAAGGAGTAAGGCATATGAATGATGAATTAAAAGTTACAAGTAAGACTCCACGCGCTGTCCAATCCCGCGAGAAAACGACTCGTAGGAAACCATGGGCACCCCCGTCATCCCTAGATGCACCACCTGCACCCGCTGGGTTCAAACACAGATGGATAAGAGCCGAAACTTTAGGGCAAGAAGATAATAAAAATCTTTCTGCTAGATTAAGAGAAGGCTTCGAACTCGTAAGAGCAGATTCTTATGAAGACGAATATCCAAGTATACAGGATGGAAAATATAAAGGTGTAATAGGAGTTGGTGGTTTATTGCTAGCTAAGATCCCGGAAGAGATCGTACATGAAAGAATCAAATATTTCACGCAACAAGCGAGAGATAAAGAGGAAGCCATGGCAAATGATCTTTTAAAGGAACAACACCCTAGCATGCCAATCTCTAAACCAGATAGGCAAAGTCGTGTAACCTTCGGTGGTAATCGAAAGACCTAATTTTCTAGTTCTTCTCTCCATCGAATTAAAAATTTAACCCTTTAAAAAAAGGAAAATACGATGGCTAACCAAGACGCAGCTTTCGGGTTCAGACCCGTTAGACATCTTAGTGGTGGCGAAATCCGTAATAACACGTACAGAATTACAACTAATTATGACACTGCCCTTTATCAAGGTCAGATGGTATCGCATAAAACTGCAGGTACTATAGAAACAGTAGCAGCTAATGCTATTTTTCTAGGTGTTTTTAATGGTTGTCAGTACACGGACCCTACCACAGGTAAACCAACATGGGCTAAATATTATCCAGCAGACGTAAATGCTTCGGATATTGAGGCTTATGTTTTCGACGATCCCCAAATTATTTTTGAAGGCCAACATGATGGAACAGGAACTGAAGCGATGAATTTCGGTGGTTTTGATTTAGTAGGAGTAAGTGGAAGCACTAAAACTGGTAGATCAACACAAGAAATTGATACTTCTACTCTTGCGACAACAGGCCAATGGAAACAAATTGGGATATCTAAAGATCCATCCAACAGTGATGTAGCTACAGCAAATGTTAACGCATATGTTGTTCCATCACAAGACCTGCATTTCTTCTTACAGAGTGCAACTTTAGCGTAATAGGAGCATATAAATGGCAATATCTAGATCACAATTGGTCAAAGAACTTGAGCCGGGCCTTAACGCTCTGTTTGGTTTGGAATACGACCGATACGAAAATCAGCACGCAGAAATTTTTGATACAGAAACTTCTGATCGTGCATTTGAAGAAGAAGTAATGCTATCCGGTTTCGGTACAGCTTCAGTAAAACCAGAAGGTACAGGCGTTGAATTTGACGATGCTACTGAATCTTTTACTGCTCGCTATACTCACGAAACTATAGCACTTGCTTTTGCAATAACTGAGGAAGCTGTAGAGGATAACCTTTACGACAAAATCAGTTCTCGTTATACTAAAGCACTTGCTCGTTCAATGAGTAACGCTAAACAAGTAAAAGCAGCTAACGTTTTAAATAACGGTTTTAGTAGCTCTTTTACAGGTGGAGACGGCGTAGAATTATTTTCTACTGCTCACCCATCAACTGGCGGAGACATTAAAAACGAACTATCAACTGCTGCAGACCTTAATGAGACATCTCTTGAGCAAGCATTAATTGACATTGCTGGAATTACTGATGATAGAGGCTTAAAAGTCGCTCTCAATGGTATGAAACTAATTATTCCAGTAAATCTTCAATTCACTGCTGAAAGACTTATGAAGTCTAGCCAAAGAGTTGGAACTGCGGATAACGATACAAATGCAGTTGCGAGCATGGGAATGATTCCTCAAGGTTATGTAGTTAATAACTACTTAACTGATACAGATGCATTCTTTATTAAAACTGATGCTCCAAATGGATTAAAACATTTCCAAAGAGCCGCTATTTCCACTAAAATGGAAGGCGATTTTGAAACTGGAAACGTTAAATACAAAGCCAGAGAAAGATACAGCTTCGGCTGGTCTGACTGGAGAGGTATTTTTGGTTCTCCGGGAGCATAATTACTCTTGACTTGTGGGGCTTCGGCCCCACATTTAATAACCTAGTATAAATAGTTGTACAGACTGGCTAGGCAGACGGTATAGAGACTGTATGACGAAAGGTCTATACGACCAAGGAGAAAAACAATGGCTAATACAAGCTTTAGCGGTCCGGTAAGATCAAAAAAAGATTTTAAACTTTACACCGAGACTGCATCTACAGGATTAGATAGCGATAGAACTTTAGGTACAACAGCTAAAGACGCTAGAAGATTCTATTTAGACGAATGGTTTTTACAAAGACCCGGTCTAAATGCAAATATCGACCAAGTATCAACAGTTGAAGTTCAACGTGCGTTGAATAGAAACTGGGAAGCACTTGGAACTAATATGACTACTGCTTTGGCTACATTTGCTACAACTTCCGCAGGAATTTTAGCAACAACAGCAGGAGCAGACCAAGACCAAGCAATTTTAACACCTCATTTAGATACTGCCGCAACAGCGTGGGCAGGATGTTTATGGGGAACTGAAAATGAAGTTCACTGGGAAACATCTATTATGTTACCAGCGATTGATAATCAGAACGTTTGGGCTGGACTAAAATTAACAAACGTACCAGAACTTGCAACTGATGATGATCAAGCATTTTTTAATTTCTTGACTGATGCAGACAACTCTGGTCAATCGTTTACTGATTTTACAAAGTTACACTTTGTTTATAGCGTTGGTGGAACTGATTATATCAGCCAATTACCAATTACTGTAGCAGCGAACACGCCATATCATTTAAAAATGGAAATAGATAGTGACAGAAAAGTTACTATTTTTGTAAATGGTATACAGTATAATGTTACAAGTACTTCTGGTTCTACTGGAGGCACAGCGGTAACAGCGGTACAACCAAGCACAGCAGCTACTAAATCTACAGCATTAACTAATGATGTTGATTTAATTCCTTACAACGGAATTGAAGCAAATGCTGGTGCTGCTGAAGCATTAAACACTCACTACATTTGCATGAGCAGAAACGTATACGAGTAAAATAAATAATTAGTGGGGCTTCGGCCCCACGTTTCTTGATTAAGGAGGGAAACAATGGCAGATACAGTAACAGGACCGACTATCCTACAACAAAACGACAATCGCGTCGTAATCAAAATAGTTAATCAATCAGATGGAACAGGAGCAACAACCGTTTTTGGTGATGTGTCAGCGATGGCCGCTAGACCAGATGGAACTGCTGTAGCACATTTAGCTTTACTTAGGGTTTGGTTTTCATGTCAAGGTGGCGATGGAGGAGACTCTTACGCTCGTTTAGATGAGGAAGATGATGATGGAGATATTCCTATAATCGGTTTAACAGGAACAGGATATTGGGATTTTAGAGAATTTGGTGGAATACCAGCAGACAAATCTAATAACACGAATGAAAGTGATGTTAATTTAGTTGTACCGGGTGCCGCGGACTCTGGTAATATGTACACAGTTATTGCAGAATTCCAAAAAATCTATTAATAATGATTAGGAGGTCTTCGATGCCAAAACAATTAACAGGTCGTCAAAAAAAGACGATGAAAAAACACTCTAAACATCATACAAAAAAGCATATGGCTTCTATGACAAAAGCTATGAAAAAAGGTAAAACTTTTACACAAGCTCATAAGAAGGCAATGAGAAAAGTAGGTAAGTAATGGCAACGTCAAGTACCAATACTTTTAACTTAGATGTAGATCAAGTCATAGAGGAAGCATTTGAAAGATGTGGAATAAACTCTAGATCTGGTTACGATTTAAAAAGCGCAAGACGTTCACTTAACATTATGTTGGCTGAATGGGCTAACAGAGGTATTAATCTTTGGACAGTTGAGCTTCGTACAAAAACATTAACCGCGAGCACATCTAGTTATACTTTAGATTCTGATTTAATTGATATATTAGAAGCTGTTTTATTTACAACAACTGATACAACAACTGATATAGAAGTTGATCGTATTAGCCGTGCGGAGTATTTAAACATATCTACTAAATCTTCAGAAGGCACACCTGTACAATATTTTTTACAACGAGGTTCTTCAACACCAACATTATATTTATATCCAACACCAGATGCAGCTCATACGTTTAAATATTGGGGGCTAACTAAAATACAAGATGCTGGTAATTACGAAAATGAATTAGAAGTACCTACAAGATTTTTACCTTGTTTAACTTCTGGGCTTGCTTATTATATGTCAGTAAAAAAAGCACCAGAGAGAACACCTTTACTAAAACAATTATATGAAGAAGAGTGGCAACGTGCTTCGGAAGAAGATAGACCACGTTCTAGTTTCTTTGCTACACCAGAGAGAGGGTATATTTAATGACTGAACCAAAAGGCGGTATTCCTATTTTTGGAAATCCATTAGCACAAAAACTGATGAGCGAACTTCAAGATAGAGGAATGATGACAGGAGATTATTTTGACTATGTAATATCCATTATGAATGACAATGACAAACTATTAAAAGAAATAAGAAGAATAGGTGTAATGCCAGAAATTAAAAAAGCTGGTGGTGGTATTGTATCACTTAATCAAATGACAAGACCGATAGGATATAGATAATGGCACACGCAGCAGGTAAATATGCAAAATCAATATCTGATCGTAGTGGTATGGAATTTCCTTACACTGAAATGGTCAAAGAATGGAATGGCTCTATGGTTCACAAATCTGAGTTTGAGTCTAAACATCCACAATTAGAAAGACAAAAACATGCAGCAGATGCACAAAGTTTACAAGACGCACGTTCCGCGCGCGTGGAACCTATGACAGTGTTTGTTGGTGGAGTAGGATTTTTTGATTATAATAATTCTATGCAACCAGCAACAAATAAAAAACAACCTTTAGTTGTATCATCTATTGGTACAGTATCTGTGAGTATATCATAATGGCCGTTACATACGCAGAATTAACAACACAAATTTTAGAATACACGGAAGTTAGTACCGCTGTTTTATCATCTACGATAACGAATGATTTTATTGAACATGTAGAAAATCGCATTTTTCGAGATGTTGATCTAGATGTATTCAAGTCACATCAAACAGCTAACTTAATAGCAGATAATGCTTTTTTATCTCTTCCGGGTGGAACGACACCTACACCAGAATCTCTTGGTACTATTAGAACAATGCAGATATTTTCTCCAAGTTCAACAACAAGGGATTTTTTAGAACAACGCGATATTAGTTTTATGAACGAATATTGGCCGGATCGAACATCTACAGGCACTCCTAGATATTGGGCATGGTGGGACCATAACACAATTTATGTTGCGCCAACTCCAGATTTAGCTTATAACGTGGAATTAGGAATTACACGATTACCAACAAGATTATCTAGTTCCAATACAACCTCTTGGTTGGGTAATAATGCTCCGTCATTATTATTATATGGATGTCTTGCAGAAGCCTTCAAATTCTTGAAGGGACCAGCGGAAATGCTGCAATTATATGAACAATCATATCAACGTGCTCTTCAAGAGTTAGTTATAGAACAACAAGGAAGACACCGAAGAGATGAATATATGCACGGGGCGTTAAGAACTCCTTTGCAATCACAAAACCCATAGGAGGACAAATATGGCTATAACCCAAGCTGTTTGCACAAGTTTTAAGGGAGAATTGCTCGTTGGTACGCATAATTTTACTGCTACTACAGGAGATACTTTTAAAATTGCGCTTTATTCAAGTTCAGCTTCACTAGATGCAACTACAACTGCTTATTCAAGTTCAAACGAAGTTTCAAATTCTGGAACTTATACCGCAACCGGTGGATCGCTTACAAGCGTAACTCCCACTACAAGTGGCACTACTGCACTTTGTGATTTTGCTGATATATCTTTTACATCAGCTACTATCACGGCAAGAGGAGCATTAATCTATAATAGCACAGATTCAAATAAAGCAGTGTGTGTATTAGATTTTGGTGGAGATAAAACATCTACAAGTGGAACATTTACTATTCAGTTTCCAACAGCAGATGCCAGTAACGCAATACTACGATTAGCGTAGGAGATAATTTATGGCTCTAGTTTTAAATGACAGAGTAAAGGAAACATCAACAACGACTGGGACAGGCACGCTTAATTTAAGTGGCGCTGTTTCGGGATTCGAGACATTTGTTGCAGGTATTGCTGATGGTAATACAACATACTATGCTATTGTTAATCGTGATGAAGATGAATGGGAAGTAGGACTAGGCACCGTTACTGACGCATCTACGGATACATTAGCAAGAACTACTGTTATTACAAGTTCAAACAGTGATTCTGCTGTTGACTTTAGTGCAGGAACAAAAGATGTATTTTGTACTTTACCGGCAAGTAAAGCAGTATTTGAAGATGCTAGTTCAGACGTTACATTACCAAATGATCTTATTTTAGGATCAGATTCAGCCGTATTAAAATTTGGCGCTGACTCTGATACAACTTTAACACATACAGACGGTACAGGTTTAACTTTAAATAGCACGAATAAATTATTATTTAGAGATACTGGGTTATATATTAATTCATCAACAGATGGTCAATTAGACATTGTTGCTGATACAGAAGTACAAATAGCAGCAACGACAATAGACATTAATGGTGCTGTTGCATTAAACGGTGCTATTACTGGTGCTACTGATATTACTTTATCGGGAGAATTAGATGCAGCGACATTAGATATATCTGGTAATGCAGATATTGACGGAACAGCGAATTTAGATAATACTGATATTGATGGAACACTTGCTGTTGATGGTACAACTATTTCATTAGACGCGACAACATCATTAAATATAGATAACTCTAATACATCCAATGGTATTACCATAGGAACTGCAACATCTGGCGTACCTATTTCAATTGGACACACAACTTCTGAAGTAACAGTTAATGATAATCTTACAGTTACAGGAACATTAACTCTTGGTTCGGGCGCGGAATTAACAGAAGCGGAATTAGAATTTCTTGATGGAATTACAGCAGGTACGGCAGCAGCAAGTAAAGCAATGGTTGCTGATGCTAACATAGATATTACTGGTGGTAGAAATATTACCATTAGTGGAGAATTAGACGCTGCAACTTTAGATATATCTGGAAATGCGGATATAGACGGAACAACAAATTTAGATGCAGTAGATATTGATGGAGCAGTTCAATTAGATGCAACATTAACAATTGGTGCAAATGATCAAGGCTATGATGTAATTCTCTATGGTGATACGGCTTCGGCTAATATGACTTGGGATACATCTGCAGATGATTTAATATTTAATGGTGCTGCTAGAATAGTTGTACCGGATGGACAACTTGTTTTAGGTAGCACAGCAGTTACTTCAACTGCGGCTGAGTTAAATTTAATAGATGGTGGAACAGCGAGAGGAACCACTGCATTAGCAGATGGAGACGGAATTTTAATTAATGATGCAGGTACTATGCGAATGACAAATGTAACTGCTGTTAAAACATACATGGCAGGCAGTGCAGCGAGTCAAGGATTTGCTCTAGCCGTTGCCGTTGCTTTATGATATAAGGAGGATGAATGGCACAAGATTTTAGAAGAGCAATTGCAAGAGCACAAGGAACCGCAGCAGCAAGTATTTTGACTGCGGGTAACTATGATGCTGTTATTGGTATTCGTTGTACAAACATTCTTACTGAAACAATTAAGGTAGATGTTTATGTAGTAAATAGTTCAGCTAATTATTTCATATGCAAAAATACCCCAATTCCTCCGGGCGGTTCAATTGAGTTGATCCAAGGGGGAGCAAAAATTGTTCTGGTAAGTGGCGATGTTTTAACACACGATTGCGATACAGCAAGTGGCTTGGATATTTGGGTAAGCTATATTGATACGATAAGCGAATAGGAGGATTTATGAGCGAAGTAACAATAATTAATGGAATACAGTATATTGGGTGCGCTGCACCTAATGAATCTGTTGTGTCTCACGCTGGAGTAATGGACGGAAGTCAAACAATAGAAAATGCTGTTTTGGCAGGACCTGTAACGTTTACAGAGATAATGACAATAACAGGCAACGTGGTAATAGTATAAGGAAATAATATGGCAGGTATACAAGTAGATGGTGCTAATCAGAAACTAGTTTTAGATTCTGATGGTGATACATATTTAGAAGCCGCAACAGATGATACAATAAAAGTATATGTTGCCGGTGCACATGATGCAACAATCAGTGCTAATGCTATCAACGTATTATCTGGTACTACTCTAACAATTGACTCTGGTGCAACTATTACGAATAGTGGTACAGCAAATGGGTTCAGTAGTGCTGACCCTGCTTCTGCTGATGGAGATTCTTTAGGAACAGCCTCATTAGAATGGAGTGATTTATTTTTAGCAGATGGAGGAATAATTAAATTTGGTAATGACCAAGATGTTTTATTAACTCATGTAGCTGATACAGGACTTCTTTTAAATAGTACAAATGTAATTCAATTTAATGACGCTTCTCAAAACATTGGTGCTCCTAGTGCTACAGTATTAGACATTAATGCAACAGATGAGATAGAATTAAACGCAACTTTATTAGATGTTAATGCTAATTTAGATGTGTCCGGTACATCATTACTTCCAACTTTAGGTGTCATAACTGCTAAAGATTTAGGTGCAGGTATTCATATTCGCACAGCAGATTCTTCTGCTGATGTTGATGGTAATGCAGATGAATTAGTTATTGAAGGAAATGGCGAAACTGGAATGAGTATATTATCATCTACTTCTACTTCTGGTTGGATTAATTTTGGAGATAGTGGAGATAATAATATTGGTCAAATACAATACAACCATGATAATAATGGTATGTTCTTTTTTACAAATGCAACTCAAAATCTTAAAATTGGCAGTGATGGAAAAGTAGGAGTTGTTGAACCAAACCCAGATTCATTTTTATGTATAACACAAGGTGCTGATGATGGTGCTATTATGTCTTTTAAATCATCTGATACAGACCACCCTAATACCGCCCACGGAGAAACAGATACTTATGGTTTGATTATGAAATATCATGCTACTGAATCTGGATTACTTATACGAGGTTTTGGAGAAGGCACTAGTAATGGCGTAAATATAAAATCTTATGTAGAATCAACTCCTTTAACTGGTGAAGCAATAAATCAATATGGAGCTTTTGGATTAAATTCTTCTGTGAGCAATGGAGGTACTAATTCAACAGGTATTGCAAATGATGGTAATGCATTTACTTTTAATAATGATGGAAGTGTAAAATTTATAATTAAAGGTAATGGAGACTTTTATTATGATGGTGCAGACCAAGGTGCTTATGATACTTATGATGATGCTCATTTAGCTAGGGCTGTAGATTTATCTCATGGTATTAATACTGTGGATTCTAAATTTGATAAGTTTGTATCTTATAACGCAAAAAAATTAGCAGAATTAAAACTTATTGGTAAAGATGAAAATGGAAAACCAACATC